GTGATATTGATTCTTGAATAAATGAATCTTGACAACGCACAACCAAATGCCCCCTATTGCGATTGTTATTGGATACATATGATTTGAAGAAAGGAAGACTTACCATATGATAATGTTGCTGCACCCATATGTATCCAGGATAATCTCGGTGTCTCCACGAGTTAATATGATTGACCAACTGAGCATCAAATCCACAGTTTTGAAAAAAACTCATATTGTTTTGCGAAAAATACAGAGTTGTATTGGGGAATAAAAGATTTGGCCAACTTGCTGAAACTAACCACACAAATTTCGTTTTAGGGATTGGCTGTGTGGATGGAATCGAGAGTGTATCAGCTTCATCAAAAAAAACACGTTTCCAGGATATCTTTTCTTGTTCCATAATAGAAGAAAGCTTTCCATACAGGGTATTGCTTACCAACACTACATCTTTTGTAAATAACTGTCCTTTTTCATATTTCTCTTTTTCTAAATACGCTTTGGTTTTAACTCCATAAAACGAAAGTTTTGTTTGGGTTTGAATATATTTCTCCCATTGTTTATACAAGGTGTGCGGAACAACAATCAAACAACCAGCATTACTACAGTCTTTATACAAATCTTTCTCTTCTATACAATATAAATTTGAGTTACCATAATCAGTAAGAACTTTTGCATTCCGCAAACTATCATTCCGTTTTAGATTGGAAATATGTCCTAAAATCATTAAACTTTTACCCACTCCAACACCATCTCCTAAAATTCCAAAGTTACTGAACAGACGAGATCCTGATACATCTTTTCCTACGTTGAGTTGTTTCTCCTTCTCTTTCATTGATTCAAGGACTGCTTTCTGATGTCCATACAACTGCACTTTAATATCTGGGGGTTGTTCACATTGACTTGATTCACTATTCAACGAATATCGAAACCCGTCATTAAAAATATATAGATTTCGAAGCGAGTTGGAACTATAAGACATTCTGTTCTTTCAATCTCAAAGAACTTTAGGCATTGCTGTAAAAATCACGCAGGCGTTTTTCTTTAATAAACGCCTTCATCTCCATAGTTGTTTTATGCACAACAGGATTTTCTTGTCCATTCTTTCGCATTTCCTCTTCCTGTTCGCGAAGTTTTTTCTTATCAAATGTATTTTCGGAATGACTTAAGACCAACATAACCTTAAATGGATCGAGTTGAATCATTGGATGTTTGTAGTCATCTAAAAAGGAACGTTCTTCAGCATGGGTTACATGTTCATCGTAGCAGTGTGATTTTGCATAGGATGATCTCCATGCCATGGTTCCATTCGTTGCATGTCGGTCATTATATGGTCCAAGGCGATAAATACTATGATTGTCAGTATAATACATGTAAATCACAGTTGATCCTGCTAGTTCAATCTTGGGCTGTTTCTTAAAAGATTTTACAACATGTTCGACTCGTTCAGGAGGATAATAATCATCATCATCCATCGCCACAAGAATCTCACCCTTGGCTTCCTCATTCATACGATTTCGTTTTGCTCCAATGTTGAGTTTTTCATCCAATGCAATGTATCGAATATTTGGAATGGTTTTGGATGCTTCTGCAAAAAGATCACCGACTTTGTCCTGACCATCATCCAAGACAATCCATTCCATTCGTTTAAGGGGATAGGTTTGTGCTTTGTAACATTCAATCAAATATGGAATGAAACGGCGGCGATTGTAAGTGGGTGTCACTACAGAAACAAATGGAAAGTTGATTTCCTCTTGCGATTTTTTAGGCACAACTGTTGCACCTGAAAGATCCTTCTGAGAGGGTGTTTGAGACGATTTTGACTTTTTGCCCATTTATTTTCCTTTAGAGCTTCTGGTTTAAGCGTTTACACGAAGTTGATTCACTTTGGGTAGCACTTCTGCTGCAGCTTTACCTGCTAACTCATTGACACGAATATCATTTAGTTTTGGAAGAGACTCTTCAAGGGCTTCTTTAGTTTCGGCGGCTAAGTTTTTTAGATTCTCTGCTACTTTTTCAGCTTGCTGCCCAATGGATCCTAATGATTTAGGATCAAATGTCTTTCCAACTGCTTCTGCTGATTGTGTTAAAAACTCCACAAGCAAATCACGTGCTACTTTGTCTTCTTTGTATGTAAACGGAAACAATAAGAACTTTCCTATTGTTGTTTCTGCCTGTGTTTGTGTAAGAGGCAATAGTGTATAAATCTTGGGTGATTTGTTATTGAACCACAAATAAATATAATAAAAGACTAACAAAGGAGCAAAGATTGCTCCATACAGAAAATACAGAACTCGGTAAGAAGGCTCGCGTCCTATGGCTTGATTTGCTGCCAACATACCAATCGTTAAACAAAAGACAACATAGAGCAAACTTCCAATCACAGTTGTCGCTGTTCCTGTCACCTTTTTTGTAAAGCGTTGGAAACTGAACTTTTTGTCTTCTTCTGCTTTGGCTACTTCTGCCTGTTGCTCCATAGCACCAAAGTCTTTCTCAAACTTGTCTGGATTTTGAAATGCTGTCTGTAGTAAGACTTGTTGTGAATCCCAGATACCCTTTTGAACTGAGAATGTCTGAACTTCCTGGTTAAATCGATCAAAGAAGATTTTCATATCCGAGAGTTTTGGATTTCGATTTGATGAGTTATAGTTCTTGAGTTGTGTATAGAACTCTTCATATTTCTTCCGATCAGCTTTTGTTAAAAGTTTCTTTTGTTCAAACTCACCCAGCATAAATTTCATAACTTTTTCAAAGGACTGGCTGACATATAAATATTGATTGATTTGACCGATTTCCTCTACACGTTTTTTGATAGTTGTCAGTTTATTCTTATACACCTGTTCTGAAGCAGATGGATTTGATTCTAACCATTTTTGAGACTCTTTCAAGAGTTTATCCATTTCATCTAATGTCCATTTTGGTGTATAAGACTTTCCTGCAAAGGATACATAGACAGCATTTGCTGTAGAAAGATAAGTTTCAATTTCTCCTCTTGCTTTGTCCGCCTTTTCTTTCTCTGCCTGAATGGCTTTTTCAGCCTCGGGGTTGTATGTTGCCGAACGAAGACTGTCTGCTACGATTGACATACTCTTTCCTATTGTAGGGCGTGGTTTCTCGTGGATGGAAAACGCGGGGGTCCTTTAATAGTTGTGAATGGCTTTTACCCAATCGACCTTGATATGAGGTTCCAACAGTTTGTGTGCATTCCGATTGATTTTTTCAACAGAAGGATCTGACTTCAACAAAGCGACCAGATCGTTTTCATCTTTCACTACAAAACAGTTCTCTTTATTTTTGAAGGGTGTGGTAAATCCTTCCACCCATTTTTCATTAATAATGAGTGCACACTTTTGATAAATCGCTTCCAAAAATGTATATTGTGACCCACCACCATCGTGCTTAATCACACTCATGTCTGCCACATATTTGGCTCCTTTCAAAATCTTGGATAACTCCTCAAAACTCTTTTCAAACTGCCCTTTGTAATATTTTTTGAATCCAAGCCCTTGGAGCTTGAAATGCACATACATACGATTGTGTGCTCCATAAATCTGAATCGGGTTGCTGAGTTCCTTGTTGGCTTTCAATAAGATATCAGTATGTTTGTCAAAATCAATGCGTGAAATACTTACTGCATCGTTAGGATTGGATTCTTTCTCAAACTTGTATTCAAAGAAGGGATGGAGCAAAAACTTACTTTGGAGTCCAAGTTTCTCCTTCAAATACTCCTGGACTGATTTGCGAATCGTCAAAATCTTAAATCGTTTGAGTTCCTTGACCAAAGGTTCTGTCGCTTTGGAACTGACTTCAGTGGGATCATGAATCACAATAAAGGTTCCATTCGGAAATTTTGATAAATGCTCATAGTTTGTCTTGTCGATGGCAGTGATGAGTGTTTTCCCACTGGGCAAATCATCAGGAGCACGATTCTGGTATTTGACTCCGTAACCAAACTCACGCTGCTTAGCTTCTGTCTTGTTGCCAATCTTAAAAAGAGGCAACTCATGTTTTAATGCCAAATGTGCCGTAAAACTTACCCAGCCTCCATACACAGGACGCGCCATATAGATAAGATTTATCTTTCCTTGCTTTCGTGTCTTTCCACGAGCACCACCTATCTCTGCTTGTTTTCGTGTGGTATTCATCGCTTCCTACTTACAATGCATATTTCAAACCACCCGTTCCTCCATCCACAATGAAAAAGTTAATATTTTCCACATAGATGTTCAAATCATACACATAGTTTGTATTTGTAGGCAAAGGATAGAAATCAACTTCGACTTGGAAGTTTCGGATTAAACTACTATTAATGGATCCATTGGGTTGCGTTGAAGGACTGGTCAACGCAAAGTTGTAGACAGGAATCATTTGGAGAGGTTTTCCTGTCAGTGTTTTCCAAGGAGTGATTTTGGTAAAATACGCCACTGGTTTTTCCTCTTGGATTTCATTTCCATCACACAAAATGCGCAATGCACGAATGATTTCCATTTGTCCCTGAGGAACTAAAAGACCACTTGAGTAGGCTTGCACATTGATTTGATTGACATTGGGTGTAGGCACATAGGGGGGTGAAGGAAACTGCCACCAGTTTGTAAAGTTCGCAAAATCATTGCGATACTGAAGACTGTCACTTCGTCTTGGCAAAAAGAGAAGTCTGGTGATAGGATTGTGCGTTTCCAAATCCAAGAGGGATCGAGTGTAGAGCCCTGAAAATGGATAAATCGTAAGTTGATTGATCATATAAGAAAGAGGCGTGGACGCAAAAATACGTTGCTCTTGACCTGTCAAATAGACGTAGGTTGTTTGAAGACGAGGATTTAGGAACCACTGGTTCAATGTGGGTATCGTAGCACCGATATCTGTGGCAAAGTTTTTCCAAGATCCACTTAAGTCATCTGAACTGACATAGTTGGGCTGATTCCTGCGAATCAAGTTCAAACTTTGAAGAACACGGTAATCAGGATTTACGCGATATCCTGATGCATCCAAAATCGTATATAAACTTGAGATAGGATTGAGCGTAAGTTGAACTTCACAATCGTGATATTGAAGACCTACAAGAGGTAGTGCATTTTGTGCATGTTCTGTAAACCAAAATGTTAAGGGAACATGGATGTCTTGCCCAAAAATCGAAGGACGATTCACTTGCGCTCCAGGTGCTGTTGTGGTATCATTAAAGACACTTGGATATCCAGTTTGATTTGTTCCTCCTG